CTGGTGGACACACCCGGATTCTTTACGGGAACAAAGGTTCCTGACGGGCCTTCCCTGGTGGACAGGATGCAGAATTATACTTTGTTTGGACGTAGCAACGGGTCTCACAACGCCCTTGTAGAGCTTGATTGGAAACGCTGATATGGCTGAAGTCGAGGTAGGCGGTGTAAAATTCAAAGGCGGCAAGATGTTTGCTGTAATAATGGCCTTATCGACGTTTGTAGGGGGCTTGTACGGCGCTTTTGAAGTTTATAAGGACTATATGGACATGAAAAAGAAGATATTGTCCTATACAGCCCCCGATATGAGCGGTTTTGACAAGAAACTGGCTGTTATGACCGAAACAATGGGGGTTGTAACCAAGGAAATGGGGTCTATCCGCACCAGAGTGCTCGAAGTTCAGGAGATTGTGCGAGATACTCGGCAAGACGCACGATCTGATGCGGCATCTCTTGAAAACGCTATTTCTGCCGTCGATAAACGTTCCAGAACCCTTAATGCAGAGACCCGTGCAGCTATGAGACAGGCTGAAACGACCTTACGTGCTATTGCGGCGAGCGCAAACGAGCGGTTTGATGCTAAGATTAACCGCGTTACCACTACGGCACGTCAGTCGGAGAAGAATATTCGTGATATTACAGAATCCGCAAGCTCACGTTTTGATGCTAAGATCAATGGTATCGATTCAAAACTAAATGTTTTTGAGAAACGGCAGGATAAAAAGTTGCAACGAGCTTTAGACAATCCATTACTCAGGAAATAACCATGGCCCAGAAAAAGCTACAGAAAAACAGCAAGCACAGTGCGTTGGACTTGGACGGCGACGGCATCGTCAGTGACGCAGAGCTTGCGGCGAGCGTAGTTCTTACCCAACACGAAAAGGCCGACGCGCAGCGTCGTATGGCGTGGCTCGCAATGGGTTCCATGATCTTCTTTACATTGGCTGTTTTTCTGCCAATATTCCCAGATGCGCGAATTAAGGCGCTTTCTGATCTGTTTGGTCTTTTCTACATAGGCCAAGCAGGTGTCGTAGGCGCATACATGGGTATGACGGCATACATGGCAAAAGGTAAATAACCAAGGTCCGGTGATGCTCAAAATTTACCTTCTAATTATAGTCGTTGGTTTGGTAGGTGGTTCTGTGTATGGCGCGTACTACTATTATAAAGACAGCCAGCAACGCATTCAGATACTGACGGAAAACACCGCCAAGCTGGAGACGGCCAAGCAATTACAGGACGACACGATTAACGCGATGATCGAGGATCGTGAGAAGTTTGACGAGTTAAACAAAGAGTTGCAGACCAAACTCAACGCCGCCAACGTCTATAAGGATGTTTTGATTGGCAAACTTCGCAAGCATGACCTCGCTAAACTCTCTATGAAGAAGCCTGGCCTCGTAGAAAAGAAGATTAATAATGGCACGAATAAGTTGTTTCGTTCGCTCGAAGTTCTTTCCGGCGCTGTTGCTCCTACCCCTACTAAGTAGCGGGTGCAGCAGTTTTAAGGAAATACTGCCGATTGAAGTCAAAACCGTTGAGGTAGAGCGAAAAATACCGACGCAGAACCGTCCACGTCCGGTATCTTTGAACGACATACATTTCTATGTTGTGACAGAAGACACTTTTGAAGCGTTTAAGAAGCGTTTTGAGAAAGAAAATGGAGATTTGCTTTTTTATGCAATGAGTGTCCGAGATTACGAGACGCTTGCTTTGAACATGGCTGAGATAAAACGGTTCATTGAGCAGCAAAAGCAGGTTATAGTTTATTACGAAAAAGCCGTCGCGCCAGCTTTGGCGAACGGAAAGAAGGGTAAGTAGAACATGGCTGACGAACCGACTTCTTTGATTGACGGCCCTATACCTTCTCAGGGTATGCCTCTTGGAGGGTTGACAGACCAAGAGATTGACGTTGAAGAGATTGAGGATCCCACAGAGATCGTTGAGGAAGAAGACGGTTCTGTTCTTGTAAATTTTGAAGATATGATAGACGAGGAGCTTCAATCCGAACCAGACGCTAATCTTGCGGAGCTTTTAGATGAACGGGTTCTGATGGATTTATCTTCGGAATTGGTGGGGTACTATGAAGACGACAAAGGTAGTCGTCAGGATTGGGAAGATTCTTATACCGAGGGGTTGGACCTTCTTGGCATCAAGTATGAAAACAGAGATGAGCCCTTTCGAGGCTCCAGTGGTGTAACCCATCCGGTTATTGCGGAAGCCGTCACACAGTTTCAAGCACAGGCCTACAAGGAGCTCTTGCCTAGTTCTGGTCCGGTAAGAACTCAGGTTGTTGGCGCGTCCACCCCTGAAGTAGAGTCACAATCCCAACGCGTTCAGGAGTTCATGAACTTCCAGATTATGAACGTTATGGATGAATATGATCCTGAGATGGATCGCCTGTTGTTCTATCTTCCTTTAGCTGGGAGCGCGTTTAAGAAGATATACTTTGATGACATTCTAGACAGGGCTGTATCTAAATTCGTTCCTGCCGATGATCTTCTTGTCCCGTACAATGCTACGGATCTTTCTTCCGCCTCGAGGGTTACGCACGTCATTAGAATGAATACGAATGATGTGCGAAAGAACCAAGCAGCTGGTTTTTACCGAGAAGTTGATATTCTTGCTTACGAAGACGAGGACGAGGTTCGGCAGAAGGAAAGAGAACTTCAAGGAATTCAGCGTTCTGGTGGTGATGATCAGGACTGCACGATCCTTGAGATTCACACAGACTTGGATTTGCCAGGCTTTGAGCATGTTAGCCCTATCGATGGAGAAGAGACGGGAATTAAACTTCCTTACATCGTTACGATAGATGAGGGGAGTCAGAAAGTTCTGGCTGTTCGCAGAAACTGGAACGAGGGTGACGAGTACTACAGAAAAATTCAATACTTCTCTCACTACAAGTTTCTTCCCGGTCTAGGCTTCTACGGTTATGGTCTTTTGCATATGATTGGCGGTTTAGGTCGATCTGCAACATCTATTTTAAGGCAGCTTATTGATGCTGGAACACTGGCTAATCTTCCCGCTGGCTTTAAGGCTCGCGGCATCCGCATTCGTGATGCTGATGAGCCTCTGTCTCCTGGCGAGTTTCGCGATATTGATGTTCCCGGTGGCGCTTTGCGCGATGCCATCATGCCTCTCCCGTACAAGGAGCCTAGCCAGACACTGATGTCTCTTTTAGGGTTCGTAGTGGATGCGGGAAGACGTTTCGCAGCCATTGCTGATTTGCAAGTAGGGGACGGCAACCAGCAAGCAGCTGTTGGAACTACCGTGGCTCTCCTAGAACGCGGCTCTAAGGTGATGTCGGCAATACATAAGCGGCTTCACTACGCGCAAAAACAAGAGTTCCGCATGTTAGCGAGAGTTTTCTCTGAATCACTTCCGCCGATGTACCCGTACAGTGTCTATGGCGCGGAAGCCACAATTAAACAAGCGGATTTTGATGAGCGTGTCGATGTTATACCTGTATCTGATCCAAACATCTTCTCAATGTCACAAAGGTTGGCGCTCGCGCAAACGCAATTGGAATTGGCGCAGTCTAATCCTCAGATGCACAACCTTCATGAAGCGTATCGTAGGATCTATGAGGCGATAGGCGTTAATAACATTGAGGCTCTTTTACCTACACCTCAACCGCCCAAACCGACAGACCCTTCGATAGAAAATGCAAAGTCTATTATACAAGAAACATTGCAGGTTTTCCCAACCCAAGACCATGACGCCCATATGACGGCGCACATTATATTTATGAAGACGCCTATTGCAGCGTCTTCACCTCCCGTCTTTGCCTTACTTCAAGCGCATCTATGCGAGCATATCGCGTTTAAGGCTCGAGGTGTTGTTGACGCGCAGATGAGGGCCATGATGGAGGAGGCTGTGCAAACAGGGCAGGAGCCGCCACCAGTAGATATTGAGGCAAAGGTCGCTGAACTTATAGCCCAGTACACCGAAGAGGTCATGTCGGCTCTCATGCCCCCGCCAGAGGGCGAAGTAGACCCCTTAGTTGAGCTTCGGTCTAAGGAACTCGATATCAAGGCGGCAGACTTACAGCGCAAGGCTGCTGAATTTGATCAGCGTCTGCTGTTTGACGTTGCGAAAGAGGACGCTAAGGAACAGCTGTCCGCTGACAAGATTGATTCTCAGGAGGATATCGCACTGCTACGAGCCGAAGTTAACCGTGAGCGGATCAATCAAGGCACACCGGGAAGAGGAAATTAGTTGTGGATAAAAAATCAAAATCCGGAAGAACCGTAAGAAACCCAACAGGCACGGCTTCTTATCAAAATAAGAGCGGTCGGTTTAATCAAGCTACCAGAGCGGCTGTTAAAGGCGCTGAAAGGAATGTTGTTAAATCTGTTGCAAAAACAGTTGCTAAAAAAGCCGGTGTTGTTGGTGTGGCTTTGGCTTTGGCTGAAGATAGAGGCAGTGAATCTTTTAAAAATATTGAAGAAATTGAACGCGGCAAGATGAGCAAGGGATTACGGAAAGTTAAACCACTACCTGCTGATAAGCCGAAGACAAAG